TTCCGACTGCGGTACGGCGCGATATACCACCCGAAACGCATAGTTGCATTTCTGGTACACACCGCCCATGATGTCGGTCGTTTCGCTGATTACCGTCGCCGCAGCGGACGGATAGATCCCGACGCCGGACTTGTCGCCCAGCTCGCCGAACCGGATTTCCCGCGCGCCGATGGCTGGGAAGTCATTCAGCAAGCCGCTCAGAATCGTTGAAAAATCTTTTGTGTCAACCATTTGATTCTCCCAGGATGATCCGTTTGCAGCCATCCGCCCAGTCTTTTCCGTGTTCGTTTTGGGCCACTTCCGCCCAGTGCGGCACGCCGGCAGCAAACCGCAGATCTCGGTCGGTTACAACTTTTACAGCGCCCTTGCGCGCCCACGGCGAACCGGTTTCCGGGTCAACCATGACCTTGCCCATATACAGATACCGCGCATATGGTCCGGGGAACACGACCTGCCGGCCGCCCTCGGTGACATATGAGCGCTGCTGCAGACTGCCGGTTTTCAGCGGCATATACAGCTTGCTGTCCGCAAGCACCTGCTGCCCCAGCCATTCCTGCGCTTTGGCGAATCGCGGGCCGTATTTGGCGAACCTGAGATTTACCCGGACGTGCCCTTTGACATAGCTGACGTCCTTATAATGCTTGATGCCGCTCATGACGCAGCTACCTCAAAGTGCGCAATCAGCGGAAACCATGCGCAGGATGTGATGCGGTGGCACTCCGTGACTTTGCACAGCACATCGTATTCCGCCCAGTCGTGCTCGCCGCGGCAGAAATAATCGCCCGGCTGAAACGCAATCAGGCCGCTGCGATCATCCGCCGCCTGGTACACTTCCGGCGTCGCATAGGTCAGCAAGCCAATGGCCGCTTTCGGGACAAGCAGCAGCACATAGTGCCCCGGCACATCGCCGGTCGTACCTGGCGTCATGGCGGTTTTCGCTTCCACCTTGACGCCGGTCAGCACGTGCCGCACCCACGTATCGTCCTGACCGCGCGCGCCGCGCACACGGGAAAAAAGCGTGACCATATCGCTATGCAACAGCATCAGCACGTCACCCCCGCATACAGCACAAGGACGCCATCCACGGCCACGCCGGAAAGCCAGCGCCGAAGCAGGTCGAACACCAGCGCATCCCGCGCCGCCGTGGTCTTCGCAGCGGTCGTGTAGCAGCTGTCGGCCGCCTTGTATGTGATCGATTCGCTGCCGGACGACACCGACGCCACAGGGCCGGCGGTTTTTACGCCGCCGACGTCTGCGGTTTCAGCCGCGCTGTCACGCGCCTGGTCAATGCGGTAAAGGCATTCGGCCAGTTCGCACGCGCAGTCCTGCAGCTTTTCGGCGTCGATCGTGGATTCCGGCAGCGTGCCGCCGAAGCGGTCGAACGTAAAGCGGTCGATCTCCCGCGACGCCGCACGCAGGTAGCGGGCAGCAGTCACCTCGTCGCGGAAAGGAGACAGATCGTCCCCGTACCGTTTTACGTATGTGTCAAAATCCGCGTACACCGTGATTCACCTGCCGTTCACGCGCTTGCGTAGGACTTCACGTGCACCTGCGCAGCGTCCAGCACACGCAGGGCGGCGTTTTCCTCGACCTGCGCCTTGCTGCCGGCGAAAAGCTCGGAGTCGACCATGCGGACGATGCTGAAGTTATCGCCGACACCGAAGGCGTTCGGATCGTACATGATGAATTCCACCTTCGCAAGGTTCGCCGCCGTGACGCTGGCCTTCGTACCACCGTGCGGATAGTAGGCAAGATCAGCAGACGACGCGAAGCCGTTGACTTCGATCCAGGTAAAGCCCATGAAGCTTCCTACCTGGCCGCCGGCAGCGGCGGCGAGCAGCATTTCGTTGGACGTCGGGATATACTTCTCACCGGCGAACTCCAGCATCGTCGCGAAGAAGTCCGGGCTGCAAAGCACGATGGTGGGGTTGGCTTTCGCCTTGACCATGGCTTTGCGTTCGGCCAGTACCTGCGCCTTGAAGTTGGCCGCAGTGGTCTTCGTGGTGTTGGTGGACGCCGTACCCTCGGAAATCAGGCAGGCCAGCGCGCACTGGTTCTTTGCCTCCGCAACTTCGCGGGTGGCAAGGGCCAGATGCTCCTCGGCAATCGGGAACGCCACAGCAGCGGCCTGCACGCCGTAGATCTTCTTCGACGCCTGCAGGTTGTTGTTGAAAACAGCCTGAACCAGCGTGTCAGCGGCAGCGGTGTCCGTGAAGTCACGGCCGGGCGTGCCGACAGACGCGGCGGTGGAGGTCAGCTTGTGCCAATAGCAGCCGCCGGCACCGTCGACCATCACGTCCTGATAGGTCACACCGGGCACAAGCCAGGTCTTATAAAACAGGTTGGGAAGAACAGTTGCCTTGTACTGCTCATCCACGTAAAGGGATCCATACTGGATAGACATAGATCATCATTTCCTTTCGTAGTCTTAGCCCCTGAAAAACGGGTTGTTTTTGTATTTCTGGGCTACGTATTCTTTTGCGCCCCCCGCCGGCGGCACCATGCCGCTGTGATCGGACGAAAAGCGCGCCTTGCTGGCGGGATCGGCCACAAGGATGCCGGGGATCTCCTTGCCGTTCTGATCGGTGACAAGGCCGGTAAACAGGTCGTCGATCGACTTGCCGCGCGCATCGTCAGACCCCAGTGCTGTCACCAGCTTGTCCGTGATGCTTTCGCGCGTGATGTCGTTGACGAAGTGCTTTCCCGACAGGAACGTGTCCACCGTACTGCGCAGCTTCACGGCGGCAGCGTCCTTCTTGCGGTTGTCCCGCTCGGTCTGCAGGTCATTGGTCAGGGTCGTGATCTGACCTTTCAGCGCTGCGACATCCACGCCGTCAAAGGCTGCAAGCTTGCCCTGCACGTCTTTCAGCGATGTGTCCAGCGCGTCGTGGCGTTCCTGCAATTTGGTGTATTCCGCCACGGTCTTGTAGTTCTCGGCGACGGCCTTGCGCAGATCCGCCGCTTTTCCTTCCGGGATCGTGATGCCGAAATCGGAAAGAATGGTCTCGATGTTCTTCATGCGTAATCCTCCTGAACGTGATTTTTAACAGCTCGTCAGCTGTACGGATTGAGCCGGATGAACCACCGGCAGGGTCGTGATATGGCAAAGGGGCAGCCGGTTTCCCGTCCGCCCCTGCGTATCCTGATTCGATTTTGGGTATAAGAAAACCACCTCGCCGATTGGTAAGATGGTTCCTCTAATTATTATGTGAAATAATTTTCACGTTGGATTTATCTTGACGTTGTTTTTAAATATCCAGCTGGTCGCAGATCTGCGAAAGTGACTTACCACAAATAAACGGAATATTCATTGCATCGTCCACCGAATGTGCGTCCACTGCATATCCATCGTAGCAAAGCGCAATGTCCTCCCGGCTGAACGGGCAAATAGACCCGAATTTCCCTTGATATGCAAAATCAATGTCTTGGGTAAGATCATCAATCCAAGCCCTTAAATCCTTCGCGTTCACAGTATATCCGCGTTCTCCTTTCGTTCCTGATCGGTGAGCTCACGCGTCGCTCTGGTCTGGCGCCTGTCGTCATCCCAGGTAATGTCGTGCGCGTGCTCTCCTTTGGCTCCGTATGGATGCCTTTTCGGATTCCCGTGCGGCCCATTACTGATCTGCCTGCATTGCCAACCATCCGCATCAAAAAATGTTCTGTCGCGTTGTTTGCCGCCCATAGAAGCGGTATCAACAACTGCATAAGAACGATACTGCCCGGGAACGTGTGGTTTGGCTTTTGAAGTCCAGTCATCAGTTACAACTATCGTTCCGTCTTTATTATAGTGATATTTCTTGTATTTATCAAGGTCTTTACGTACCGCCGCAGATGCGGTTGACGCCGCCGAGCGATCCCAGCCCGCAACGGCCAGCCGATCGTGGTACAGTTTCAGGTCGTTATCGGTGCAGAACTTCGTGTAGGCCGCGTTCTGATCCTGCAGGCGCTTGGCGGACTGTGCATATTTCTCCTGCAATTTTGCCTTGCCCGCCGGATCTTCGCAGCTTTTCACGGCCGTATGCAGCGCCGTACACTTGCGCTTCTGCGCCCGGATGCGGCGTTCCAGCGCGCGCTGCGTCTGCGACAGTTCATAGGCGCGCCGGTTGGCTTCGGTATCGATCGGCTTGTTATTGTTCCGGCTAACGCCAGGCAGGAACGGCGTGAAGGAATGGCGGCAGTTATAGCCGCACAGGCCCAGCGGATTTTCCGGGTAGCCGGTCGCGTCCAGCAGGTTATCGAACTGCGCGTCCTTGCCAGCGATGCAGTACACCTTGCCCTGCCAGCCGGCATGATCGGCGATCGGATCGGTATCAGACACACGCGCGCCCAGATGCTGCGACACCAGCACATGATTCCAGCCCATGTCTTTGCACTGCTGGATCGTCATGTTACCGGATGACTGCGCCACGCCCGTGCGGATGCAGCGCAGCACCGCCACTTCCAGCGTGTCCTTGTGGCCGGACGGATACCGAACGGTCGGCTGCAGCTGCCCCAATTCCTTGATGCCTTCCAGCATGGCAGCAGTATAGGACTGCGCACCGGTGCGTACTTTCCAATACGCCGCGTCGCAGATATCGATGAACGCCTGATTGGTCGCGCCAGCCGTCGTGCGCGTGATGTTAGAAATTTCGCCGACCGTGCGTTCATAGGCGTCCGTGATGATCGCCATCATGCTGGGCGACAGGCCGGAAAACGTCACGGCGGCGGCTTCTGCGTCCGCCTTTGCTGCCTGAATGCCGCTATCCTTGAAGATCTTTGCGATTTCCTGCTGCGATTTGCCGGTGCTTTTGGCCAACGCCTTCTGGATTTCGTCCAGATTCCCGCCGGCCTGTTTCAGCACCCACGCCTGCCATTCATCCGTGCCGGTCAGCAGCTTCTTTTCGCCGCGGCCGAACCGGATCATGAAGCGCTCGATCATGTCGCGCGCAATCCATTCCGTCAGGTCATCCAGCAGCGGCAGCAGGGTTTCGCCGATTTCCTGAAACTGTTCTGGGGTGATCATTCGGTATCAGGGAACAGACCCGGTTTCGCCGTGTTGGCTTCGGCGTAGGCCGCTTTTGCGTCGTCTTCGCTGAAGCCTTCAAAGCGCACCAGATACATCCACCACGGCAAAACGCCGAGCTGGCAAAGGCTTTTCGTGTTCTGCCGGTCCTCTTCGTAGCTATACGTGATGTCCCCAAAATTGTACGCCACGGTATACGTGCCATACGGCGCCAGATCGTAGATATCGGCATAGTCGTTCAATGCCTGAATCAGGTCATCCACAGCTGCCTGGATGCGGTCGCGGATGTCCTTGATGCGCTGGATGGTGCGGCGGTCATCGGCTTCCACCTGCGTTGCAGTAGCAAGGCCCTGTTTTTCGTTGTAGCTGAAATAGCCTTCGGAAAAGCCGCACTTGGTCGACAGGCTTTGCAGCAACATATTGATGCCGGTCTGGCGTTCGCCGGTTTTCAGCTTGCGGTCAATTTCCTGATAGAAACTTTCGGCCGCCGAGCCGGCAACGTTTTGCACATAGCGCGGCAGCCGCACGGAAACATGCTTCCGGCCTGGCTCGCGCAACAGCCGATCATCCACAAGGGCGATCGACCGGGAATCCTGAATTTCGTCCACCATGGCAGACCATGCAACATCCAGCCCACGCAGTTCCGGCAGGGCGTTGGCATAGATGGACATACCGCAGGCGCCGCCGTCGATGTTGTTGGCATCTGGCATGGTGCACACGGCAAACAGCGGTGCGGTATCATCCAGCACGGCGTCCGGCAGGATGCCCACCCAATCCGGCACTTCATCCAGATTCACACGGGATGCCGCTGTTTTGCCCTTCGCCAGCCGGAACGCGCGGTTGGAAACCACATAATGCGTCCCTTCGTAGCGGTGGTATTCGGCCTTGACGTAGTAATAATCCGGTGTCGCCTTCGTGTCATACAGCACGACGCCGATCACACGCTTGCGGTTATCCACAGCCGTGATCGTAAATTCCGGCGGCGTGTACAGACCGATGCTGTCCGGCGTGGGTTTCAGCAGGAACATACCGGCGGCGCAGCCAACGTCCAACATGTCACGCAGGAACGGAATCAGTTCTTCGTTCAGACGTTCCTGCAGCCAATCCGCGCGGGCCGAGCCGGACAGTTTGACGCTGACACCCATCGTCGCAAGGCGCGCAGCTTCGCCGGTCACTGCCTTTGCAAAATTGATGGTGCGATCCTGATCGTTTGCCCACGGCGGGGTGCCCGTCCAGATCTGCATCCACAGGTCTTCCGCTTCGCGCATTTCCGGCGTTACCAGCGGCGCAATGCGGAATTCTTCGCGGATCTGCTTTTTCACGCTGTCCAGCGGGATATTGATTTTCACAGGCAGCCAACCTCCTTGAACACTTCGCACATTTTCGGAAACTGCGAAGCAATCCAGTCCACGTATGTTTCGTCATGGCCGTATTCCGGATGCGTAAAGTTTTCGGACAGCCCGCTTTCAAACAGAAATGCATGAATGATTTCATGACGCATAACTTTTTTCTGATAGACGCTATAGTCTTTTAGGTCGCAGTCTTTGGCCTTTTTTGAAATAACAATGGTCTTTACCGTTTTGTCGCAGTAACCATCGCATTTTTCAAGCATTGCATCTTCGGCCGCCGCGGCTTCAATGATTTCATATTCCGTCCCCAAAATATTTACAGTCATGCACTTGCCCCCCTGCGCATCGTCAGCGGTTCCAGTGCGTACCGCGTGGCGTCGATGCTATGGTTATTCACGTCCGGGTATCCGGTGACGACGTTGCCGTCTCTGTCCCGCTCGTATTCGTATTCTGAAAATTCTTTCGCTGCATTCGGGCAGCGCACCGGGTCGATGATGATGCGCCGGCGCTGCAGCCACTTCATGCCGTGTTCGATCGACCCCGGGCCTTTAACGGCACCTGTGACGGGTAGGCCCATTTCGCGGTGATCGTTGACGCTTTTCGGTTCGGCCGAATCGGCCGTGATGGTGTAATCGTCATAGCCGTGTTCGATGATCCAACGCGCCGTCTGTTCGTTCGATTCCTTGTTGACGTAGTGTTCTGCGAAGATATACACCGCCTCGCGGTCGCTGTCGTAGTAGCAACGGATGAAGCAGTACGGATCGGGATACCAGCCCCAGTCCTCGCCCTGGAAGATGCGGTCGAAATGTGAAATCTCTTCGTCTGTGATCTCCCGCTGTTCCAGATAGTCAAAGACGCTGCCGCCGTCGCCGTTGGCCACGCCCTCGTATTCGTGTTCGTATGCTGCCGGGTTGACTTCCTTCAGGTGCTCCGCATCGGAGATAAACTTCGCGCCCAGCCATTCCGGCGGCGCTTCCGTGTAGCTGGAATGATGGAAAACGCGCCCCGGATTCGGGACAAGCCGCTCCTTGTTGACCCAACTGGACTTGGATTTCGGCGGGTTGTATGACGAAAAATCATAGGAATCCGCGCCGCCGCGCAGCACGGATTGGTTTATAGAACGTTCTTCTTCCGGCCCGCAAAGCTGGTCTTTTTCTTCCTTCCACAGGATGCCGATATAGCCGAACGGCGGCTTGATGGATTTCAGCTTCAACGGGTCGTCACAGCCTCGAAAATAAATCGTCTGGCCGGTTTCTTTCAGCACGATTTCCAGCGGCGAAAGCTTGCAGTTGAACTCATCGTATAGCCCCAGTTCATTGATCGCCCATTTCATCTGGGCATACACGCTGTCCTTCAGGGTGTTGCCCATCTTGCGGATGATACAGGCGTGCATCGTCGGGTTGTTTTTCAGCAGCTCGACAATTTTCAGGGATATATATGACGATTTCAGGCCGCCGCGGCCGCCTTCAAAGACATACGTCATGTTCGGCTGAATGCGCCGGTTGATGTCCACAAACGCCCGGCCAATGACGCGCGCAGGCAGCTCATAGTGCGCAGATGCACGCGCCGCCGCCTTTGTTTCCTGCTCTTCCTTGATGCGCAGCGACTTCTCCAAATCGCCCGCCGCACGGAGGCGGTCAGCGATGGAGGTTTCAATGCCGAACTGGTCTTTTTCCTGCCCACGCATGATCGCCGTGCGCAGCTCCTGGATCTCTTTCAGGGATGCCGTGCGCTCGGATTCGATTTTTTCCTGCCGCCGCGCTATATAGATTTTTATGTCAGGTTTTGTCAGGTTTTCCGCTCCGATGGATTTGGCGGTTTTCGCCGAGTATCCCGCCCGGCGCGCCGCCTCGGTCGCATTGCCCAATTCGATGTAAAAATCCGCAAAAGCGCGCTGCTTTGGCGTGAGATTCATGGGATCACCCGCTATAGATTTTCGCCAGCGTTTTTACGACATCCGCCATGCTGTAAGTCTCCAGTACGCGCGTGCTGATATGCTTCCCGGTTTCATCGGTTTCTGCCTTTTCCAGCACGTATTTTGTTACCATCCGGCCAAGCCGCTCGGAGTAGTGCTGTAACTGATTGACTTTGTAATGCTCGCCGCGCTGGTTCAGCGCCGCCTGCAGTTTGTAGGTAAGTTGTTTCAGATTCATAACCGCACCAGAATGCACAAAGCACCGAACCCGAAGCCGGGCCGGTGCTTTGCTTTGTTGAGAGACATGAGAAAACCGGAGTTGACAGAGACAAGAGAAAAAGCCATGCGTACATTCTGCAAAAAGGATCAAAGGAAGAGAGGTATATCACAAAGTGACTTGCGGGGCTGGTCTCTCTCGCAATCCCGCGATATCACTTTAACACAGATTCCCGTGAAAATGTTCCCGATTTTTTCCCACGTTACGCTCACGTCTCTGTGAGGCCGTACATTGTGATTGTAAAATTCCGCAGTGCGCAATCCTTCCAACGGTAAGCGGTCGTTTTCTCGATGGCCAATTCCCGGCACAGGCGCTCGACGCCGCCGATGCACGGCGTGATGTAAAAACGCTGCAGCACACAGCGGTCCCGCTCAGAGAGCTGATTCAAGGCACGATCCACGCGGCGTACACGGTTCTCGGTCAAGCGCTGCGCCTCTTCCAGCCGCTCACGTTTCAGGATGTTGTTGACGAGCGCATCGTCCCTGCCGTTTGAGCCACCGGCGACCGGGCTGCCATCCGCCGAGGCGCTGCGGATGCTTGTGATCTCCGTTGCCAGGTCAGCGATCTGATCTCTGATGTTTTCAATTGCCGCCTTTCGGTTCATGTAGTTGCGCAGCTCATCAGCCGCCTCCCGCTTCCAGTCCAATTAAGTCACCTCGTTTCGTTTGCCATAGCCACAAAAGTCGTCCGGACCTTCGCGGTCGAGGTGGACTGAGCACCATCCCAGCTGCGGCTTATTGTATGATCGGCAGTGGCGGCAATGTACCACCGGCGCAACGTCGGCAGCCGGTAGATCGTGCAAAATGCAGATCGCCTTTGCCCATGTGCGGCGGTTTTTGTCCTTGTCATGTGACGCGGCGGCCGTCAGTGCTTTATCCAGCGCTTTCCGCTCGATGTATTCAGGTTCCATTGTCCAGCCTCACTTTCAGCCGTTCCACCTTGCGTCTGCGCACATCGCGCACATCATCCGCGCATAAAAACAGCATCTTCATTTGTTCGAGCATGATCTCCACATCGGCAATCTCCTCGGCAATATGTTCGATCGAACCCCTTCCGCGCAGATTTTTGCACAGTTCCTTTTGCAGCTCGCTCATTTCCTCCATCATCACCACGATCTGCATGGATGAGCCGTAGGTGTCCAGCGCTCTCTGCAGCACTTCTGTTTCGTTTATGTATTCAGCCATTCCGCTTCACCTTCTCCCCGAATGCCTCCAGCAGCTTCTCCGCAGCCGCTCGGGCGAATTTTCCCTTATAGTCCGGATCCCCGGCGATTTTCCCTGATATGTAGATCTTCATGATTGCCCTCCTTATCCGATCAATGTCGGTATTTCGTAATTGCACCAGAGCACTTCCGTGCGCCTATTGCCATTCTGGTTATAGGCTTTCCGCTCGATGATGTTCCAGCCACTCAGCTCGCTGTCATACATGGGTGAGTGATACCCGGATAGAATAACCGGCCCCGGATGTGCTTTCAGCGCTGCCAGCAATTTCTCATGGTCCGCGTCTGTCATTTCGTATCGATACTGCTTTCCGCTGCGCGTTTCAAGCAAATACGGCGGATCTGCATAGATCAGCACGTTCTCGTGCCGGAAACGCCGAATCAGCTCCAGCGCCGGGCGATTCTCTATCTGTACTTCTTTCAGCCGCTCGGCCGCGGCCCGTATGTTCTCGGGCATATCGTTCCAGCAGTTCAGGCAGTAACTGCGCTCACGCGCATAAACGTCGATTTTGAATCCGGTCTTTTGATACGTCTTGAAGCCGCGCCCCATCCTGCTACGGATGCAGAACCGCACCGCGCGGTCGAAGTCTGTTTCTCCGCGATTCTCGTACGCATCGTCAAATATTGCGCGCGCATATGGCGTCAAGTCGATTTCCCGGGCAAGCCGCTCGGGGTCTGCACGCAGGACGCGGAAAAAATTCACGATATCCCCGTCGATGTCGTTCACGGTCTCGATCGCCGATCGCGGTTTGTTGAACAGTACGGCCAAAGAACCGGCGAACGGCTCCAAATAGGATCTGTGCGGCGGCATAATTTGCACGATTTCCTGTGCCATGCCCCACTTTGCGCCGGGGTAGTTCAAAAGTGCATTCACTGATTCGCCCCCATCACATGGCCACCGCATCAGCGAGTGCAGCCATCGTCTCAATTTTTCCAGGCATGGCATACTCCGGTAGGTTCGCTGCCACAACGGCCGCAGCCATCGGCGGGCAGACGGCATTGCCGCATCTGGCTACTTGCTGCGTCTTCGGGTATGGCTTTCCGGCCGCATCATGGTCGATGATGTAATCCGGAGGAAAGCCCATGGCGTTGTACAGCTCCCGAGGCGACAGCATCCGCAGGCCAATGTCTGCGATATAGTACGGCGCCCCGCCGATTGACAGGAGCAGCAGATCGTCCTCGCCCAGCGCATAGCCGCAGTACAGGTTCAGCAAGTCGCGGATCTGCGGCCAATGGTGCAGCCGCTCGGATGTGCTGATTTTATAAAGCACTGCCTTGCAGCAGCCAAACACGCCGCCCGCTGTCTGTGTCGGCAGCGGCTCCGACGGCCGTGTGCCGACTTCGTCCCGCTTGTACTTGACCACGTGGGCAGCGCATTGTGGTCGATGGCCGTCACTGTCGGCAGCGGCTCTCCCGCTTTCTCACCGTCCACCCCGCTGTAATACTTGACTACATGTGCAGCAACCACGGCTTCCCGGTCGTGGCTCGTGACCGTATGCATCGGGCTTTGCACATCCAACGGCCGGCCGCCGCCGTAATACTCCACCAGATTCGCGCAGGTAAGGCCGTAACGATTCGAGGCGTCCACCGTGCAGACGGGCTTATCCAGTCCAGCCGCTCGGGCGCTTTCTGTTTTCTCCGTGTGGTACTGGATCAGTGACGGCGATAGCAGCATCTGCCCGCCGCCTCCGCCTGTACGGACTGTGTTCATTGGTTCGGCGGCCGGTGCTCCGGCACTGTTGCTGGTGTTCGTCATCGTCAGCGGCGTGAGGACCGGCCGGCAAATGTCACCGGTGTGCTTTGCCGTAATCGTTTTACACGGCTCTTGGCTATCCGTGACGTGCCCACCTCCGGAATGGTTACAATCAACGATGAACGGCGCCCCGGATTTGATCGTGAACTTGTCCACGCCGCGAATAATGCGGCGCATGGTGTTGTCCGCCAGCGGCCGGACGGCGGAAATGCCGTACCGCTCGTGGATTTCATCCTTCGTCGAAAAAATCGAAGGGCACGGCAGCGACCAGTCGATGATCTCCGCGGCGCTTCGCCATGGCAGCAGTTTTCCGCTGCGCACTTCCGCACTGTCTCGCGGGGCGTGTGTGCGCTCCGGCCAGACGATCGCACGTCCGTCGCAGCGGGCAATCAGCACCAGCCGACGTCTGGTAGTCGGCGCACCATAGTCGGCTGCCACCAGCTCGCGCCATTCCACGGTATACCCCAGTGCCCGAAGCTGCCCGACAAACTTCTGGAACGTCGTACCGGCCAGTTTCTTTACCGGCTTCCCCTTGCGCACCGGCCCCCACGTCTGGAACTCTTCGACGTTTTCAAGGATGATGACGCGCGGGCGCACCTTCGCCGCCCAGCGCAGGACGATCCACGCGAGGCCCCGGATTTTGCGGTCAACAAGCGCCGCGCCCTTTGCCTTTGAAAAATGCTTGCAGTCCGGCGAGAACCATGCCAGCGCAACCGGCCGACCTCGGCAGACCGCCTCCGGATCTACATCCCAGACAGATGCCTGGTAATGCTCCGTGTACGGATGGTTCGCTTCGTGCATCCGGATCGCTGCCGGGTCGTGATTGATCGCCGCATTGACGATTCGCCCCAGCGCCAGCTCAATTCCCGTGGACGCGCCGCCGCCACCGGCAAAGCTGTCAACGATGATCTCGCCATCAAGTGTCTCCTGTGTGCGCAGCATCATGCATTCTCCCCCGCGCCGAGTGCGAGCTGCCCGGCGGCATACAGCTCGTACACTGTCCGGCCGCGATCATCTGCCATATACGGCAGGAAGATCTGCTGCATCGGCACATCACAGGATTCGATCAGCGCCATTTGTGCCAGCACCCAGTCGCGCACGTTCCGCCACGCGGTCATTTCTGCCTGCTCTCGGTCGGCCTTGATCTTCTGCGCCGCGAACACTCGCAGCGTTCCGTCTACGGCCGCCGGCAGGCGGAAGCCACGCGGCCCAACCGGCGTGTCGATCCCAAACGCGATCGCCTGCGGCTTGCCATTATCGTAGTCAATCATGATCTTGGTGGCGCCGTGGCGTGCAAGCGCGCCTTGGATTTCCCCGATGGACGTATATACGTCCACTTTCGTCGTATAGTTTTTGATTGCCATGTGCCCACCTCACTCCGGATCGCCGAGAAACCGGATCACGCCCCGGCGCAGCTGCACCCGGTACGGCTCCAGCTCCACGGCCGTCATGTACTTATGGCCGAATAGTTCTTTCATGTTCTGCCAGTCCTCCCACATGACACGATACACTGCGCGCCCGCGCAGGCACACCAGCACAAACGCCAGCGCGCCCATATTGGCGTGCGATTCCAGTGCACGCGCCTGCTCTTCCGTGACCGCACTTTGCATGATGCGGTCTTTGTCCGTGGCCTTGGCCTCGAACACTACGCTGCCGCCGCCGCATAGCGTGCCCTGAAAATCCGGCTGCGCCTGCTTGGTGAAAACCGCCTCGAACGACCAGCAGCCGCTCGGATTCTGATGCCGGCCGGAAATGACCTTGATCGGCTCCGGCGTCTTGTCAATCTCCGCGATGCCATGCGCCCGGTAATACGCGCAGGCCGTGAGGATCTGCGCCTCAAAGCCTTCCCCGGTCGCACGGCTGATACTCCCCTGTGCCTGACGCGCTGGGTTTTTCGCCGACTCCTCGGCGTGGAAAAACTGCAGCGCCTTTTCATACGCCACAGGATCCAGCTTGCGCGCCGCCTGTTTCTGATAGCGCGGCGGCAGGCTGTCCATACGGATTCCCATTGTGTGCGCTCCTTCCTATGCGGTGTCTTTGATCTCGTAATACTCCTGCCACGGCCAGCCGCTCAGTTCGTGCCAGCCGCTCTTATACTCCGACCCATCGTCAAAGCGATAGA